AAGGCTGTCAGCTCATCTTTTTCAATCTCGTCAACAAACTCTGTCGTCAGGTCTCTGCTCATATGACGACCTCAACTGCCGCAAACGCAATGCCAAAATGTGTCACTTCGTTTACTGACCAATTTGTTTGGTTTGTGCTCAACCTAAACCGACCGACAGCATTCGTCACGGTCACAGCGGCGTTGTCCGCCGGTGCGGTTCTAATTGACGGGAAAATGTCGAGCGTTGTCTGACCGTCTCCGTTTGTGTTGCTGTTGTTTAAGACCTTGTGAAGCGTTGCTGACGAGCTGTTCCCGAGCTGTATATAGTCGCCGGCTTTTAGGTATCCTGTCGTTGACGCAGGGCATCCATCAATCGTCAGAGAATCACCAGTCTGACCGGAGCCATTCACAAGCGGCGTTCCGGCATTGCTTGAGGCCGAACCTCTAGGCGTTGCAGCCGACGGGTCGCCTAACAAAAACGTGCCCTTCATGCCTTTGAGTTTCACAAGAAACGAAACCCATTCCTCGCCCTCGTCTCGGGTCATTGGCGGCAGTGTAATCTCTGCCTCCCACTGTTGTCCTGCGTGAGAAACGATTTGCTGTTTCAGTGTAAAAGGCGACTGAGACATGCCGACGACATTCGTTGCCCTCAGCGTAATGCCGCGAATTCCAGTGACGGTCGGCAGTGTTAGTGGGTATGAGTAAGCCATCAGAACGCCTTGCTAAATGAACCGCCGCGCTGCTTGGCATCCAAGACTGCGGCTTTTGCTGACTGAGAAATTTGCGGCATGAGCTGTGCAATTTCATTGCGCACGGTCTGAGACACGCCGGTCGAAACATTGATTGTTTGGTTCACGACAACACCTCCGCCGCCGGCCATGCTCTTATTGGGCACAATGCTGCCCGATGATGCCGGCAAAAATACCTCAGGGCCGCGCTCCCCGACGAGGACGGGTGTGTTTCGTTGCACCGGCCCGCCAATGGCCTTGCCAAACATGCTGCCGAATGCGTCACCCAGAGGGCCGGTGATGCTTTTCTGAATAGCAATTTTGAGCAAGTCGTTGACGATGCTGCGCGCCATGTCTTTGAATGCGGTCTTTGCATCCTTAGTGCCGTCGATAATGCTGACAAGGCCCGTCTCGAGCTGTCGCAAGCCATTGAGCGCTGCCGTTTGCAGATTGGCCTCGACCTCTTTTGCGCTCTCGCTATATTTGCGCAATGCGTCTGCGGCCTTCTCTGTCGCTGATGCAGTGCGGTCAAAGCCAAGACCGACGTCAGCGGTGATTTTTTTGACAGGGTCGACGCTGTTCGGCAGACCATCAATCTCTGTCACAATTTTTCTGATTTGGTTTTGAAATGTTTCGCCGAATGTCAGCTTTTCAATATCGCCAATTTTTGGCCCACTCAAGAGATTAAACAGCCCAATAAACGCATTGCCCAAACCACGAACCGCGCTGATGCTGAGGTCGATTGCGGCGATGACGACAGTTGTCAGAACGGTTGCGATGGCAGATAAGGTCGGCAGCAAAGTTGCCGTGATTTGTTGCCCGATAGAATTAAAAATGCGGCGAAGCAAGTCAAACCGGTCATTTGCGTCCTCAACAGCCTTCGCTTGGTCGCCAGTCATCTCGATTGTCAGGTCGCTAAACTGATTGCGCAGCTTGTTAAGCTCCTCTGAGCCGCCTTGCAACATGTTCACCATGCCTGCGCCGGCTTTACCAAACAGGTCAAAGGCAACGCGAACACGGTCGGCAGGGTTTTTGACGTTAGCCATGCCGTCGGCGACATCATTCAAAACGTCCTCGGTGCTGCGCAGCGTGCCGTCGGTGTTTGTGATTTCTACGCCAAGCGCCTCAAACGCTTTCAGGGGCGTTGATAGGCCGGTGCTGGCCTCCGAGATTGATTTGGTAAAGCGCTGAAAGCCTGTTGTCAGGTGTGTTGCCTCAGTGCCGGTTTGTGCCGCAGCGAAGCGCAACTCTTGCAGTGATTGAATCGGAACATCAAGACGCGCAGACAGCTTTGCCAAGTTGTCAATGTCTTGCGCAAAATGCCTCAGCGCTAGTGCGCCACCGAGGCCGACGACAGCGTTGCGAACATTGAACACGCTGCGCTGCACTCGTTGCAGACCGCCACGGACAGATGAGAATGCTGCCCTTGTTTTGTCAATCGCAACGATGCGAAAATTAAGATTTTCCTGCGCCATCCGTAATAATCCCTAAATAAGCTGCCCATTCGACCAGCTCAGTATAGGGCAAATCTTCAATCTCCGCGACAGTCTTATTCAAGCGGTCAGCAAGCGCGAACATAAAGAACCGCTCCTGACCGCCCTTTAGTTTTTTTCCGCGTCCTCGATTGAGGTCATTTCGCCCATCAGAGCTGCCGCCACATTACTCACCACGCTGACCGGCTGGCGCATCAGCACCGGCTTGTCCTCGAGGTCAAAGCATTTTTCGCCGTCAGCATCTTGAGCCTTCATCACGATGAGGTCGACAAGACCTTCCATCGTCATGTTGTTGAGAAAGTCAGGATGCTTTTTTTGCAAGCGATTGAACTCGCCGGCGAGAAGCGGTGTGCTAAACAGCACCATCGGCTCGTCGTCGCCCCACTCCGGAACCTCAATGCGGTTCCGTTGTGAGACGGTTTTCGAGCGTATTTGTTCACCAAGTTTCGACATAATGCCACCTATCAGTCGAGATTAAACAGTTGTTTCGGTCAGAGCGCCGTTGCCTTGCAATTCAAAGCTGGCCTCAACCATGCCATCAAAAGACGAGGTGACGGTTTTACCCGTGACGATTGTCGAGCCGCTGAAGTATGTGTCACCAGAGGCGTCGCCTTCAGGGTAAACATTCAGCGTCACTTCAGAGCCGACGTCGAGAGCGCCTTGCCCTGTCGTGTCAGTCTCGTCAAAGAACACCTCAACGCTGGCCGTGAAAGTCTTCAGGCCGGCTTTGAACGAGCGCGCTGTGTCGCCCATGCTCGTGTCTTCGATTGTCTCGCCAGTTTCGTTGATGGAAAAAGAACGGATTTCGGCGACAGCATTACTGCCGACTTTGAGCGTTCCTTCAGAACCGGTGTGCGTTGCCATTGCTAATCATCCTTTTCAATTTTAGCTTCGGTTTTTGTTGCTGCTTTTTTCGTCTTCGCCTGACGCTTTGGCTCGTCTGTCGACCAGCCGGCAGAAATCATTTTTGGCGCCTTATCTTCGTGCACCTCAATGATGTCATTCCCATGATATAACTTTACGCGCTTCATTTCATCACCTTTTATGCAGAGGTTTCAACGTCGTTTTCGACCGTAGCATAATCGACTGCAACTGTGAACCTTGCCACAGCAACCGACTGCTCTGCCTCTGCGTTAAACTCGATGTCGACTGACGTGATGCGCGTATCTTTTGCGTTGCCGCCACGGGTGACGTCTGTCGCAAGCGCCTCCTCGACCTCGACCGAAATCGTGTCGATGGTGTTGTCGAGGTTTGCAGTGCCTTTGATATATGCCTCGACCATGACCTCAAGCGCTCGCATCTGCGTCCGCGGCCGTGTCATTGTCGAGTATTCGCTCTCCTCCGACTTTGTGTAGATGCACAACGCCGGCACTTTGTTTTCTTCAATCGGAAACAAGCGCGTCTGAAACACGTTGCTGCCTGTCGTTGTCAGGCCGGTCAGGGCTGTCGTGATGTTGCTTCTGATGGTCTGCCGGACATGTGCCATCCTAATTCTCCTCGAGAATTAACATTGTCATGCCAGTGCCGTCAGGTCTGACATTGCGCACAGTGTAATCAACGCCAGAAATAGTGATGCTGTCGCCCTCGGCGGCACTTGATACGTCCGCCGTTTGACACTGAAACATCGGCTGTTGAAGCGCAAAAGCCACCTCGCCGCCCGCGTCTGTTTCAAAATATTCATTGTCAAAAATACCTTTGACGTTTGAGGCGCTGCCACCGGTCGGCGTATAAGACGCCGTCACGCCGAAATCATCGGCGCTGACAAAGATTGCACGGTCGGCAGCGCTCTCAACAGCCATAATTATTCACCTTCCGGTGTTTCCAAATCCTCAACCACACGGGTTGCGCGCTTAGGTGCGGCTTTTTTCTTAGGCTCGTTAACAAAAATAACGCGCCCCATTGCCAGCAGCTCAACCGCTTCATCTTCGCCAAGCTCGACGACGTCGCCCTCTTTGACGTTATTGCCGCCTGCGACGGTGTTTTTCAAAATTTTACAGAACATTTTTCCACCTCAAAAAAGAATTAGGGGCAGGCCGAAGCCCGCCCCCTCATCATTTAGTTTAGCCGTCGTTATTGACGCAGAATGAAACGGCGCTGCGAACAGCAACGTCCATCGTTTGCAAGGCAATAACTCTCAAACCACCAGAGGTGGCCAGAGCAGACGTGTCGACAGTCAAATCAAGACCACCATAGAAGCCAACCAGCAAATCAGCAAAGTTGCCGAAATACAGGTCGCCAGCGGTGACTTGGTTTGAGACGATTGCGTTGTAACCGTTGATGTTTCCATCAGGCTCAACAACAAACTGGCCGGAGCCGCTGTCTTTGGTTGCTGTTTTCAGAGCGCCATACATGCTGGCCGGCAAGATGTATGCCAACGAGCCGAGCAGGGCGTTGTCTTCAGCAACGGCAGTTTCCATTGCGACAACTTCAGCAAAGGTCGGAACCGCAGCAGCAAAATCAGTCGGGTTGTTAATGCCCGAGGTGTTTTTGATGCCGGTCGGCTGGCCCGATGAGCCAGAACCTTGCAGAGCGCCGAGGTCGATTGCAGTTGCAATGCCAGCAGCCAAGTCGTTACGAATGAGGTTTTCCACATCGAGCGATGACTGTTGAAGCATAATTCTCGTCATGTCCGAGAAGCCGCCAACCACTTTGGGGGCCATTGTCACTGAGCCGAAAGTTGCTTCGGTTTCAGAGGCTGCGCCACCTTCAGTGGCAATCCAACCGGCAGCAGATGCAGCGGTTTTCTTCGGAATGACAACATTGCCTTGCAGACCTTGCAGGGTGGTTGCACCGGCTTGCATAACGCTAGAAGCGTTGCGCAGAACGTCGATGAAATCACCGCCGCGATAGTCTTCTGCAATCAGAGTGCTATCGTCGGAGCTGTTGATGTCACGCTGTGCCCAACCGCGAAGAACGTCGGCCGGCAACATTACACCACGAGCAGACATGCCAGTGGCGCGCTGTGCGGCTTCAGATGCTTCAAGCTCAAAACGAGCTTCGGCTTGTGCTTTAGCGTCGGCAGGGTTTGCCATTGCGCGGATTGCTTTCATTACGCTGAATTGGCGAACTTCTTTTTCGTTCAGACCGATTTCAGTGTTTTCCAGAGGCTTGTTGCCGATAACTTCGAGCAGCTCGCCGCGGAATTGGTCAAGACCTTTGCCTTCGGCAACGGCTTTAGAAGCGAGGTCGCTTTGCTGGTGACGTGCACCAAGCTCATAAATGCGAGCCACTTCTTTTGCAGTGTTTTCACGAACTTCTTTGGCGGTTGCCTCACGAACTTCGGCTTTTACTGCATCAATATCGAATTCAGACATTTCGTCTTTCCTTTCTTCGATGATGTTTTCAGTTTCAGGGGTTTTCAAAGGTGCTTCATCAGAGCGCCCTAGACCAACGGTGACGTCCGCCGGAATTGAGACAACGCTAATTTCGCGGGGCGACCAATTCGTGACGCGGTAATTATCCTCGCCTTCATTGACCATTCGGTTCACTTCGTAACCGACTGAGATGTTGGCTTTGATACCATCGACAACATCTCCGAAAACCTCACTACCAAGCCCGCTTCGACTAAAGCGCACTACTGCCCGCAGACGACGGTCAGTGTCGAGGCTAACATTCTCAACCACACCGATTTGCCGGTTCGGGTCATGCCCGTCCAGCAAAGGCGCACGACCGCTGTTCAAAAACGACAGGTCAATGCTTTTCTCGCTATGGTCTAAAACTTCGTTGCCAAACGAACGGCGCACCGGCTCCTCAGAGCTGACTGCAATCCGCACGCGGCGTGAGTCTTCGTCGATTGCCTTTTCTGTGATGGCAATCGCGCGGAGCTGAATTTTCTCGTCGAACATTCGCTCCATTTCTTCGTCTTCAACTTCTTCGCCATCGTAACCGCGAGGCTCGTCGTCCTCGACCGGCTGGTCGCTTTTGCCAAACGTGACAGTGATTGCCTCGTCTGTTTCTTCGACCGCCATTATGTGACGCTCTGCGGTTTCTTCTACCGGCAGCTCGTCCACCTGTTCGGGCGTCTCTTTCAAATCTGTCATGTCCTTTGCCTCATCTGTTGGCTGACTGTTGGTTATGTTACGTTCTTCATCATCTTTTTTCAAGCGCTCAACGATTGTGCGCGACCATGTGAATGCCCCGCTGCCGCCCCACAAATCCCACGCAATTCTCCAAGCGGTAGGCCCGCCGTCGGTTTCTTTGGCCGCGTAGTGCTTTGCCTTGTTTGTTTCGTGCCGGCTAAAAAACGAATACATGCGCTTGACCGTTTCCTCGGACAAGTTTTTTCCGTTTGCAATATCGCGCGCTCTAGCAACACCGACGGCTGTGCCGCCTCGACCGTATTCGCGGCGCCACTCTAGCGCACGCTTGGCGGCAGTTTTCATGCCGTCGGTCGGTTTATACGTCGCCATCGTCGCCGCCCTCAACGTCAGGCTGCGCCGGTGCTTTAGTGCCAAACGGTTCGAATGCCATCTTGAGGCCGTAGCGTTCAGCCATCTCTTTGTCGCTTTGGATTTGCGCAAACAGCTCCTCGACGTCGCGACCATAGTTTGCTGCCACGTCGTTCATGCTCATAAGGCCGTTCGATATACCAACGACAGCGGCTTGAATTTCACGCTGCGGGTCGACCCATGCGAAGCCGCGGCCACGCCAATTTGAGTTGTCGGCAAACTTGTCAAACTTGTTTTCAGTGATTGGCAGCGTTCCGAAGTCGAGCGCGCTGCGAAGCCAAAGGCGATAAATCTTTTCGCAAAAGTGTTGAATGAGAAACTTTTGCAGCATGCGATAATGGTCGCGCTCCTCGATTGTGCCCTGACGAATTGACGAATAAGACACGCCACTCAGGTCATTTGATAAGCTCGTGTAAGAGACATTCAAGCCGGACGCAATACCGCGCAGCACGGCTTTCTCGAAATCACTGAACGCGCTGGTCGGATGCGTCGGGTCAATCAGTTTCAAATCCATGTTAGCCGGCAGCTCGTAAACTGACGCCGGCTCCATGTCGATGATAGGCGTCTCGTCCATCATGTCGTCGCCGACAAAGTCATCGCCGGATTGTGTCGTCAACACGGCAAACTTTGATGCGGCCGCACGAGCTGCTGTCAGCTCTGCTTCGCGATAGCCATGCAGCATCTTAATGGCAGACATGGCCGGCGCCATAAATGGCTCGCCG